TCATTCATCGCAATGACAACGTTGATTCAAGGGGCAAAATGCCTACGTTTCTTTCCGTCAATGTGCTGGCTGGAAAACCTGCAGCAACACCATCAAGAGCTGACCGGAAACGAAGCTCAATCGAATCATCACTGAATGACGCCCCAATCCCCACATAATATTCGTCAAAGCCGCCGCTTCTGAACTGGTCATTTTGATTGACAAAACGAGTGGACAAACGCAATTTGCTTAGCCTGTTGCCGTCGCCATCTTCAACAAGTCGAACCGCGTACCCAGAAGCAGGCAACCTAATCGTGATCTGCTGGTTGTCTGCGTTAAGGCTAGAAACACCACCTTCAACTTCAAAAGGCACAAAGTCGTAGCCTTGGCCGCTAAATGATTTTGTTTGCCCTACAAAATAGTTTTGATAATAATATAATTTGCCGTCACTTGTTTCAATTTTTAAGAGCTGGCAGACCCTGATTTCACTTGTAGACATTAGGCGTCAATCTCCCCGATAAGCTCGACAGAAACGTTGCTAACCCCTGTTTTTACGCTTTGCACTTCAGGAGGCTTGGCGTAACGCCATTTCACATCTGCGTTTTTAAAATAACCTTGAGCATTACTTCCTACTCCTGAAAACACTTTTACGCCTAGCACGAAATTGTCAAAGGTTCCATTAGCAGTATCGTAATGACTCAAAAGCTCGGCAACCGTCCCAGCACCGGTACGCAATGGGTTGTCATCACCAATGTTTTTGAATTGTAGTTTCAAGACATATTGCGTCTTTTTATTGCCGAAAGCGCGACGTACTGTCGCACCAGACATTGCCCTATAAACCTTGCTGGGCAAATCGCCCATCGTCATGGTTCTAGACGACGGCGTCATGTTTGGGAATCTTGCCATTAGCGAAGACCAATCCGGGTTCTAGTTCTAGGACTATTCTGCATCTTATCTAAGGTCATGCTCATCCCCCGTTTTGCTCCGTCATTAGACGCTTGCTTACGGGTCACTGCCATTGCAGATTCAAGCTGCTCACGGCTGACGTATTCCGTTCCACCAATACTGGTTGTCTCGAAGCTGAAGTTCATGGATGGTGCGCCTCCTGAAGCAGGAGAACGACCCATAAGGGAGCGCATGTCCTCATTACGCATGACACCGCCTGATTGACCTGGAACGAATAGCTCTGGGCCACGCTCTCCAACCATGTAAGGCTGACCGCCTAAAACTGGGCCTCCGTTTGCTTTTAAAGGAGTACTTGCTGCAATGTCTGCAAGGTTTCCTGTGTCCGGCAAGGCTGAAGCCACATTGGCGCTGAAAGGATCTGGCGTTGAGCTACTCCCACCACCCATCCCAGCAAATGCCTTCGCAATGCCGATCGCAATGTAAGTAGCAATCATTTGGGTCGCTGCGCTGACCAAAGCGTCTCCAATATTTTTCAAGAAATCTGCAAACACTTCTTGAGCGCTCTTGGTTCCTGCAATTAATTCAGAAACGCCTGTTGTCATTGCAGTCGCGAAAGCGTTGCCAATCCCAAGAACAGCGCTTTCGAGGGCTTGAGCCTGCACTTGAGCAAGCTCCATTTGTTGCGTAAGGTTTGCAATTTTTGTCGCGTCCTCAATAGAAGCGCCTTCTTGACGCTTGCCTTCAAAGGCTTTGCCTGCTTGGCCAATAAAGCCAGCTTGAAGACCCGCTCCAGCAAATTTTGTCTTCTGCTGGATATTAAACGCTTCCTCTAAAGATTTTTGGCTGTTTAATAACTCAAGCTTTTGTCGAATTAAATCTAAATCGTTTTTGCTAATTTCTTTGTTGTTTTCTTTAATTTGAGCAATAGCTTGCTCTATTTTTTCTTCTTCAAGCCTGCCGCTTATACGAGCCCGACTAAGATCTATTTGACTTTGAACGCTTGAAAGCTGCATATCGACAGCAGCTTGGATTTTGTCCAAACGTTGCAGGTCTTGGTCGCTAAGATCGTTCAACCTTTGTTGTGACTTTTCTTGAGCAATGCTTATCTTAAGCTTTTTATCTATTACAGAAATATCTTCGTTATTAATTTTTGCGCGCTCAGCTAAAAATAAATTTACAAGTTTTTCTCTATTTAAGGTAAGCAAAAGATTAGAATTGCTTTCCCTTCTAGCGTTGTTTATTTTTACATTTTGATCAGTTATGTACTGAGATAGCTGTAACTCAAGGCTTAAAGCGCGAGTTGCTTGAGCGGCTCTTTGAGCTTTTTCTGCCGCCCTGGCTCCTTCACGGGCTGCTTTTTCTCTCTCCCTTTCTTGGGCTGTTTCACGAGCGTTGTTTAACTTCAAGAAGTCTAACTTGTGTTTTAAATTCAAAAGCTCAAGGCTCAGTCCTTCATTTATTGCCCTTTGAAGTTCAACCTCTTGCTCTCTCTGTAATACTATCTTTTTCAACTCAAACACGTTTGAGTCCAAAATATCTCCGTTGGCTTCTGCTAGCTTAATTTTAGCTTTTATTGCGTTTATCTTAGTGTTTTCGATAGCTACCTGATCGGCACTTATTTTTCTTGTAACGCCATCTAGCTCTATACCTTGCTCTTTCAAATGGTTTACAACTCTCATTCTGTCTACAATTCTATTAGACAATTCCTCGTCTAGAACGATGTCTGTACCAGTGCCACCTGGACCTGTTCTTGTCTCTGTCTCCCGACGGCGTATTAACTCTTGAATCTGTGGGTCGACAGAGGATTCTGCTTGTTTTAGTAAATTAACTCTTTCGATCTCGTTTACGATAGCTTTCAAGAACCCAAGACTGTTTATTAACTGAGCTAAAGCTGCGCCCATAACTGTCATTGCCCGTGAAAATTCATTCCCCAGCTCTTGAGTGTCTGACCCAAACTCCTTAAGCGCGTTTACTCCTTCATTGCCAATAAGTCGAGATAATTCTGAAGCAGCCAACGCAGCAGCTTCCTGCTGGAAACCAGCTTCAATAAGAGAATTTATATACTGCTCGGTTTTTGTTCCTGCTATTCCAAGTTTTTCAACAATTTTGCCAACATCTGGTTCAATTTTATTCAACTCTTGCCCTAAAGAGCTAAATCCATCGACAGCAGCACCTAGCTGCGTTCCCACAAGTGATAACGCAAAACCAAATTGACCTCCAACAAGCCCACCTAGCGCACCACCAAGCAGTCCACCTCCTGCAGCCCCGACGCCTTGCCCAAACAATAACGGGAATGCGCCACCGATAAGGCCACTGCTAACAGCATTTTGAAGACGACCTCCGCCCCTACGCGATCCTCCCTGCTGCTTTGTCCCTTGGCTTCTGCTGTTGGCTATTTCTTTCGTTAAAGAAAGTTCTTGCCTCAAGTCTTGAATAAGTTCTTTTTGTGTCTTTAATCCTGCGCTTGTAGTGTTTAAATCTTTTTTGCTCAAGTTATTGTTTAATTCGTTTAACAAACTTTCAGCTTTAGTTGTTTTTAAGCCTTCTAGCTTTAAATTATTTAATTGTGCTTCTAGTCGAAGTGATTGGCGGACGTTCCTATTTAGATCTCTATTTCCAGAAATGGGCGATCGGCTTCCTTGAACAAAACCACCGGAAGGCAGATTCCTTAAGTTTTCAGACAGGTCTTTAATAGCAGTGTTGTTTTCTCTTCTAAGTTGCCTTGTCGATGCAATTTGACTGTTTATTTGTTTTACGATTTCTCCAGAGGCTCCTAACCTTTGACGAGTTAAATCATCAAGCTGCTGGTCTAGTGTTACACCAGTTCGCTTAAGTTCCTTGATTTTTTGCTGAATTTGAAGATTACTCGTAAGTGCTCCAGTTACTTGTCTTACTGCAGCAACTTCTCTTGCTGCAGAGACTTCCTGTCTTTGTGGTGCGGCAGAAGCGCTTGAAGCACTGCGACCGGGTGGCAATAACCCGAAAGGCTGAGCAGCCGGCTGACGAGATACAGCACTTTGAACAGTTTTTACCGCTTGACGACGTTGTTCTATTTGCTGATCTATATTTTTTAAGAAAAGAGCTACTTCTTTGTAAAAAGCATCAATTTTCTGAGCTCTAGCCGCTGCCCGTTCAAAAGCTTTAGCGCCTGCCCCCGTACCGCCAGCTGCTGGCAGAAGTGCTTTTGTTGGCGTCGCAGGCAGAAGACCTGCCAGTTTAGATCCAGTTAAGGTGCGGGAACTTTCTGCCCTAGAAGTTTGAGCAGCACGGACTGCCCGCTCGATTCTGTCTTGAAATTGAATTGCTAACGCAATAGATTCCCTAAGCCCGTCATTGTATTTCTGACGAGCACTAATTAATTTTTGCTCTTGAGCAACTTGAAAGGCAGTTATTTTACTTGCTTTTTGTGCTACCGAAAAACGTTCATTATTAAGACGATCAATAACTGAAGCTACTCGATCTATCTTCTTGCTCAGGTCTTCTACTGAACGAGCGCCTTTTACGCCAATCTGAATCTCAGCTCTATAGGCCACGACGGTTACAGCGCACTGCGATGCCTAAGTTTAACGCCTACGCCGTGCCTTATCCATTTCCTTCTGCTGCTCGTCATTGATCACGCTGAAATAGGCGCTCCAACCAAGCAACTCTTCTGGCGTCATTGTGGCGCGAACCTGTGACAAGCTCATGCCAAGCTCTTTGGCAACGCCAAATTGCAGCATGAGCCAATTGTCCTTACGAAGCTCCGCGCTTAGGATTTTGGGTCGATTGCTGCTTCGTCTTCACCTTCGCTCAGCACTCCAAGCATCAAAGACTGAAGATCCTTATCTTTGACTTCGTTCTTTAGAACGTCAATCTCACCAGCAGCAAACAGCTTGTTTCCGTTTGCGTCTTGTGCCTTAGCAATCAACAGCTGTAGCGCAAAAGCATTGGCATCATCTGATTTAGCCTGCTTCTGAGCACGTTCGCGCTCAGCCATTGTCAAAGGTGTCACATACATTTCAAACTCTGTGCCATCAGAAAGTTCTACTACCTTCTTTGAAGGTTCTAGGTTTGCAGCTTTCCGAAGACGATCAATTGCTCGCAAAGAAGATGCAGCAGCCATACAAATGATTGTGTATGTGTTGACTGTAGCAGTGCCATAAAAAAAGCCCCAGATAAACCAGGGCTTTTCTTGTTTTAAATACGAATTAGGACTTAGCGAAGTCGAAAGTCGGTGTCGTAGTAGGACGGAAGTTGATCTCAACAGACTGGGCATCATCAGGGTTGATGGCCAAACTTGCTGTAGTCAAGTTTGCTTCAAACTCGATGGAACGGCTCAGTGTGTCGTTCAAAGTGCCGCTGCTAAACACCTGATCGGTATAAAGCTTGAACTTACAACCGGTCTGAACACGCTGAAGCACGTCTTCGACCATCCGGTTGCCCAGAGCATCGTCAGTGTCAGTGAAGTACACAGTTGCGCTTCCCGAACCATCAGCAAAACCTGCAATAAAGGTCTTGAATGGAACGTACTGCCCAGGGGTAGCGCCAATGGTTGTGACGTCAATTTCGTCACGAGTAATCTCAAAGTTCCACTCACGAACCTGGCCGACAGCTGCAAAAGCTGAATACTCAACCTGGAACTTGTTTGGAGCAACAGCAGTGCCGTCGTCTGTGATTGTGATGGTAGAACCGCCTGATGTTGCAGAAACCTGCATTACACCAGTCGCTGCCACGTAAGAGATGACGTAGTAGATAGTGCCAGCAGTGATGCCAGCAGGTGCCGTTCCAGAACCGGCAGCGCCTGTTGTGGTGTTGACTACACTGAACTTGACGGGGTCACCTACCTTAAAGTTCAGGTAAGTTGCAACAGTGACGGTGTCATTTGCGACACTGACGTCGCTTTCAGCAAACTGACCCAACGTGCCAGCTGGCTTGTAATAGAGGGCACCTGAAGTGCCGGATAGAACGGTGGCTGCCATTGGGCGTACCAGAGAAATAGGGTTTCTGCGGGCACAGCCCGGCTATTAACAGATTAGCGCAAAGCAATCAAGAGATCACTGTTGCCACATAGCCTGTGTCGATTCTTCCCATAAACATTGGGGAATCTTCAGTGGCAGAAAACGTTGGTCCGTTAATGCCGCTAACTCGAAAGAATACACCGCTATTTGTTTTAGCTGTATCGTTCAACGTCTCCAAAACGCTTACAGCAGTTGTCAGCAGCGTCTGATTACGTGCAGGGCCTTTACCCTTTTCCGTAAAAATACGAATTACAATCGCACCACGAGCATTGTCAACACTGCTGGTCAATGTTGCCTCGTTAGTAAGACCAAAGGTCACATTGATGCGAACGTACTCCGTTGTGGTGTTAGCTGGAACGGCAGTGATGTTGTCGAAGAAGACTGGTACGGCTGGTGACAGGTTGTTGAAAGCCGTCAAAAGCGGATTCTCAACTGCAGCTCGAATTGCTTGGTAGTTCATCGTGGAAATTTTTTAAACGCTTCTTGAAAACTTAGTTTAATTGTTTTGTCTAAAGCGCCTCCCTGCAGATAGTTGTCGTACCAATCCAAAGGAGCTGTACTCAAGCTGTTGCCTTTTCCCTCAACAACATTGCCTCTAATATTTTTCCGGCGTTCTCCGCGTTTTATCTTTGACTCTTGTTGCAAAGGATCCTGCTTTTGCCTTTGAAAATTACCGTCAGTGCCTGTGATGCCTTGCTCGTAATCAATTGCAATTCCGGCGTCAGGGTCAACGTTATAAATATTGTATTTAAATTCAGGCTTGCTCCATAGCTCCTTACCTGACAGAAAGGGTGCCGTTACCTTTTGAGGCTGGCCTTCGGATTGAGAGGGATTGCTTTTGCTGCCACCTGAAGTTTCGATAGCCCAAGAGTTGGAAAATTTGCCTGAGTAAAGAGGGCCTGCCTCTTGCAGCTCTCTGACTACTTTTTCAGCGCCTTTCCTTATATCCCTAGACAGCGTGCCGTTGACCCAGCGGTCAATATCTTCTGGCATATTTTTAAAGCCTCTTGCCATTACTGGGGCCTCGCAATGATCGTGTGAAGCAAGGGGTCTTCACCCCTAAAGCTCTCCACATTTAAAATCTTGGCTTCCCTTGTTACGCCAGCCTGCGAATACTGGATACGGTCAGCTTCAGTTGGGTAGTAAGAACCCAGCTCGTCACCACCAATAATTACCTTGACGTCAGTTGTCTGGTAAAGACCTTGGCTTTCCTTAGACGTCACGCTTGAAATTAAGCCCTTCAACGCAACTGATGTATCCGCACCAGTCACAGCACCTGTTGTTGGGTTATAGGCGCGTGGAGTGGTTGTCTTGACGAGAGTTACGTCTTGACCCCAGTCGTCCAGTAGATCTTTGGGGATTGACTTAAAAGTGCTGTCTACAAGTGACATCTCAACCCCTCACCATACGAACTTGATAAGTGCCAGAACCTCCAAGGCAATAAGCACCAAGATAAGACTGCAGCCAAGGGTAAACGTCGAATACGTTATTGACAGTTCCAACAGCCTGGCTATCAGTGTTGTACTTGACTTGGAGGTCTCCGAGTTTGACTTCTTCGTATAGCCCCTTATCGCCGGTAGTCCCTGTAATTGCGTCCGTGTCATTAGCCAGCTCAAACGCTAATAGGTATGTAGCCTTTTTAATTGAGTTTGGGATTGCGGAGCAAGCTAGCTCTACACGATCCACATGATAATTATTGCGTGGCCAACTTAAGGCTTGGCCTGTATCGCAACGATCACCATAGAAATTCAACGTGTCGATCCAGCCTGTAGCTGTAATCAATGCGCGGTTTTTGTTGTCGTCTGATTTGTTGTCCCACTGCGTTGAGCTTGGAACGGTTTCAAAATACGCATCTGCCTCTGCCAACGTCACATAGCTGTTGGCTGTTGCGCTCTTGAGAGTGGCGTTAATCGTGGCAGCCATAAGGCAATAGTAAGGTGGCCCCACCTAATGGTAGGGCCTTTGCTCTGATCAGGATCAGATGGTGCTGGTATCCAGCGGAGAGTTGACAGTTACCTGAACCATAGGGATCAAGTCGATGTCATAAGTGGCTGCCCACTTGTTAGCGGTAGCCAGGTTGGCGTTGGTGGGGTTATCACCAGCGTCAGACCACTTAGTACCCATCACGTGATAGGTGCTGTGGTAATCCACCGAAAGCACATCTTGCTTCGAGAGGATGTTGCGATCAGCTTCAATGCGAAGCTCTTGCTGCACACCTTCAAGGATGGTGCCTGACTTAATCAGATAGCAGTAGAACTCGCGCTGATGACCACCAGTGCCAGGAGCAACAGTGTTCACTGAACTGTCGGTAACGACCCGCATTCCTGCGAACTCGCCAACTTCGCGTGCGCCAATGCCTACGCCACCACCACCCCAGGTCACTGCGCCAGAAGCGGCGAGTGCTGAAGTAGAGAAGGTCAGCATTCCTACCTGATACAGGTAGTAAGCAACAGAAGGATGGACAATCAGAGTGTCCAACTCTTCGCCGCGCTCACCAAGCTTGGAGCGTGCTTCAGCAACCATGGTTGCACTAAGGAAGTTAGCCTCAGTAGCGCCAGAAGCTGCTGCTTTGCCTTTGTCAAGGGCGTTGGCAGACAATGCAGTGCCGAACAATCCAGCAAGCTGTGAGAACAGACGTGCGCTGTTCAGCTTGTTGATTGCATCAGCCAGCTGGTTGCGGATGTGAAGCATGGGGTCTTCACCAGCAGCCAGAACTGCAATGTCGTCTACGGCATACGCAAAGCCACGGTGACAGATGCTGGCAATTTGAGTGCCAGTTCCGATCTTTTGTGGCGTCAGGAAACCAGCAGAGCCGGTGCCCCACGTAGCTGTTCCGTTCAGAATTTCTTCTGTTGGAGATACAGGATTGAACTCGGGAACTTGAATGCGAGTACCGCCTGAGCGGGAATCAAGCAGTGAATTGCGAACAACAGCACCGCTCTTGATGAACAGGCTGCGCTCTTTGATCGCCTCAGACACATAGGTGCTGAGATTATTCCTCTTGACGATGTCCGCGAGTAGGACACCGCCGGAATAATTCTGAAATGGTGCGGCCATTCCTTTCCTTAAAGTTGGGGTTTACTGGAGTTCCAAGTCACGGACTTAGAAATGGTGTCCCACGGGGACTATTTACCTGCCTCTCTTCGCAGCACGGCTGCAAGTTCAGGCTCGGTATTATCCAAGGTCATTTGCCTTGTTAAGTTAATACTACCTTCTGCCCAAGGATTTGTGATTCCGGCAGCACCTGCAGTACCAGTTGCAGGCTTAGCGCCCATACCAGCTTGAGCACTGGGCTTGAATTGATGCTCCCAACCAGAACCTGGGTTCTTTAATTTAGCCAGATAAACATTCAAATCTTGCTCAATACCACCGTCTAGGACGACAACTTGACCAGATTCTGATTTTTTCAGATTGCTCTGAACAAGCTGAAGCACTTGGTCGGCATTGACAGCACCAGCCTGGCCAATCGCAGAAAGAGCAGCAGTTTTCATTGCTGCAGTTTCGTTAGATGATTGCAAATCAGAAATCTGACGCTCTAGTTCGCCAATACGCTGATCTTTTTCTTGACCAGTTTTGTTGGCCTCTTCCCAGAGGTCTTTCCACTGGCCTTGGTCTTCTAGCGTTTTTTGACGCTCTGAACGCATCTTTTCATCAAGGGCGTTCATCTTATCTTTAATACGCTGAAATTTGCCTTCGGCTTCTTCAGCGCGGGCTTTTTCAGCTTTAATTTGCTGTTCGTAAACAGATGAATCAACAGCAGGAGTTTCAGTCGCAGCCACGGGCTGTTCAGGTGACGCCACGGGCGTTTCCTGGATGACTTGTTCTTCCATTTTTAAGAGTTAGTGGACTCTTCTACCTTAGTAGCCTTTTCTTTTTTGCTTGTCTTTTTAGCAGGAGAAGATTCTTCCTTCTTGGGAGGATTGATCTCCTCAAAACGCATTCCAGCCATTGTTTGGGAAGTAGTTACGCGCTTACTCTACCGCTGGTGCCACGTCTTGCGACTCTGCAGCCATAGGAAGGATTTCACCTTGCACAAGCATCTGCCTGAACTCTTCGCGATCAATAATGTTGCCCTCAAATAGCTGTGCCATAGCCGTAATATCCTGACCAATAAGACGTTGCAGGTCAAAGTCACGACTAATCGACACCTTCGGTGGCTCAATGCCTAGATAATCAGCGGCTAAGTTGTACGACTTCTGCAAGCCGGACTCCAAATCCATCGAGACCATTGACAGCATTGAGTTTGTGTCAATACGATCTAGCCGTCGTGCGTCGGCAGATTCAGCAACAAACTTCTGTTGGCTTAGCGTGCTGATGCCTAGCGAAGCCATTTGCTGCTGTAGCTCTTGGATTTCGGCTGATTGCGCTTCAAATGCAGTTGCAGCTGGCTGCACGTAATAAACCTGATTGCCAGGTTGCGTTGCCATCGCATAATTCACGCCAATTGCCATATCCTTTGTCTGGTCGTCCCAGCCCTCAAGCACCAGCATGGGCTGCGAAGCAATATGCAAGCTATGGATCAGATCAGCTTGACGTTGGAAATGAGCCAGATTTAAATAAGCGATATCCAATAACGGCGGCCTGCTCGCCATTACATCCGTTTTATTGGCATAAATCGTTACTAAAGGAATTTGATTTAACGAATACGGGCCAGATTCCACCAACTGATACTCACCGCCAGCTTCTGTTTGTTGGAACGAAGCAGGATACGGGAAATCCCCTTGCATCTCTTGCTTTTGTTGCTCTTGTCGGAAGACACGATAACGACCAGGCTCAATCACCCTAATTTGATCAAATACCTTTTCGCCAAAATCACCATCAGCAACAACTGCCTTCTCGCCAATACGCACTTGCGTCAAGGTGCCATAATTTGATTCACGATCCAAACGCCAACCATAGACATTAGTTGGGTCAACTTCAATCCAGTAAGGGCGGCGATTTAATGCACGCTCTTCCGCCAAATTCCTTGCAGCAGAAGGTGCTGGGAAATCAACCAACGTATGACAATGCCCATACGTCAAAGCACAAATCAAAAGGCGTCGTGCGTACTCATCTAGATCCGATCCACATCCATCAACATCCTTATTGAAGACTTCTGTCCAATAGGGGTCGCCTTCAATATTGATGGGTTTGCGTAGGATTAAGCCTGCTGCTGAACGTACTAATCGCTGCGTATATGGCGTGAAGACAGCCCTATTTACTCGGGATAGATACGCTGTGTAGTCTTCGCGTGGCTCGATTGGTAGGAATGTTTCGCTGTTCTCTCGCAGGTACTCTGTGCCGGTCGTAACGGCTTTCATCATTTCCCAACCCTTCATCTGGTCCAACACTGCGCGAGTGCGGACAAAAGGACTGTCTACACTTCCCAGACGGGAAGAGCTGACCTGATGGGTCCGCACTGGTCCGGGAACTGAATAAGTCATGTCACTATTTTACTTTATTTCTTTTTCTTGGCAGGTTTTTTGGCCGTTTTAGCTGCCTTCTTGAAGTCTTTTGCGCTTGGTGCGCCAGGATCACCAGCTTTTCTCATCTTTTCACCGGATCCAGCCGCAATGCGCTTCTTCTTTGCCGCAATATTGTCGTATAAGCCCTTTTTCTTCTTGGCAGGACGACCCTTTTTACTACCGTAAGTTCCAGCTCCTTGGGGCATGACAACGTTTGGCTTTGCCCTATTCTAGCCTTTCGTACCAATCAACAACAACATTGAAGTGCCCAAAATGCGGAGGCAAAACCCGCATGACGAAGACCTACCGTGGCAGGCCAAACGAAGTTCGTCGCAGTCGCAGATGCTTAGTTTGTTCTCACAAATTTCTTACGAAACAAGCCCCAGGGGCAATTGCAGAAGAAATTTGCGAGCGCATCTCAGGGCAAACACACCCCAACGCCAAATTAGATAACGACAAAGTTATAGCCATGAGGCAATACGCCGCTGAAGGGGCTAGCTCCTTTGAATGCAGCCTTGTTTGGGACGTATCTCAGAAAGTGGCTTGGAATGCAATCGTCGGCAGAACATGGAAACACGTTAAATAATTTGGCTCAATACAATCGATAAGATGTAGTGCCTAAAGTTTCTGGTTTTGCAAGGTTAAATTGTTGTAAAACTAGATAGCCGAATGCGTCAAATGCGTGGTCTACTCCTAAATTCTTGTTTGGTAGACCCGTGTTTGGCGTATAAGTTAATGTTCTTAGGTCCTTGATCAACTGTTTGCACCGTGGATGGATTACCGTTCTTCGCGTTCCAGCAGCATCAAGTAGCGCAGTGTTGACGGCTGTAATCTTGTCTCGGATTTTCCATGGTGCCCTTGGTGACTGGACTGTAAAGCCGCTACGACGCAAAATTGTGTGGTCCGTTACGCCAATACCACTTGTCTTTCGTGCGCCGCCCGTAGGGTCTGGACACGCAATAATGCGCCTATCTACTCCATAGCGTTGCGTAACTTCCTCCGCAAAATCCCATGTCGTCGCTCCACCACGCAACATGATCTCATCAAATACATATAACGTGTCGTTGTCCTTTACGGCGCAAATGCCGCTCATTGGATCAACGTTAAAGTCAACGCCCAGCAATAATGGCAAGACTTTGATGTCTTTGGCTTCGGTAGATATGTTGTTGTCTGAAAAGCTGACTGCTACTAAGCCTGTGAGGTTCTCGAAGCTGGCCTCAAATTCTTGACGGAATGTCCTTACATCAAGTTGGGCGCGGGCTGCCTCAACTTCATGCGCACTAACGTTGCCCCCGTCAATTGTTGTATAGCTCCAGCGTTGCCATAAATCTGTCACGTCCTCCGGCACATAGCACCACAAGTCATAAAACCAACTAGCTGTGCCGTCTGGTGTTGAAATAAATAATGCCCAACCCTCCTTATCCGCTAACGCAGGCCGGATTACCTCAAACCATACGTCCGAACTCATAAAAGCAGCCTCATCTAAGACGACGCCAGATAAACTGCGGCCCCTCAAGGCCATTGCGTTCTCTGTTCCCTTTAACTCGATTGTTGATCCGTTTATTAGTTCGAGTCTTAGGTCCGTCTCGTTCTTGGTCTTGATCCAGATCTTTGGTACAAGCTTCTTTAATGCTCGCCACGCGATGTCCTTTGCCATCCGATACGTTGGCGCACAATAAAAAAACGTCTCCCCAGGACGGTTTATCGCTCCACGCAATAATTCAACGCAAGACAAATATGATTTGCCAAAGCGACGGCCTGCTACAAGGACGCGGAAACGTTTGTCGCATGAAAATACTTGGCCTTGCGCCCAGCGAAGTTGGATTGGTTCTGTTTTTTGGCTCATAAATGCCACATTACACAGCTTTTCAACCCCCTACCCCCCTCTTTTAAGGCTATGAGCCGCTTTAGCAGTTAAGATCTTAAAAAAGGTCGGATCTACATGTCTCAAGCCGATAATAACGAACGGGTAAAAAAAGACGTTCGGATTAGACGGCTCTATCGCCGTCAACTAGAAGGCCTTTCTGGCAGAGCGCTTGTCTACGAGCACGCTGAGAAAGAACAGGTCAGTGTTCCGACCGCTTGGCGCGATTGGGCTGAAGTTAAAACTCTGGTTGATGCAGACTGGAAAGAGGAGCGCGAAAACATGCTGCCTCGCCTGCAACACATGCGCACCAAACTCTTTAATCAGGCTATCAAGAAGGGGCAATTACAAACCGCAAGTCAGGTTCTGGACTCCATTGGACGTGTTATCGGCGAGTCTGTTGAAACCGTCAATATTCAGGCTCCTGATTTGACCATCAGGATTGAAGACAAGCAGGATTAATCAACCCCCGCCCCCCACCGACTTAATTACCTCTTCGCAAGAAGGGGTTTTTTTATTGAGAATCAACAAAATGGGCAATATATATCTGGGGTGTGGGTATCAGTGTTGGCCGGCTGCGATCTGCTACCCCTCCCCCTGTGCCAGTGGCCAGCTTGTCACACGCAAGCTTAACATTTTCTTTCGTAACGGTGGGGAGATTGTGCCACAAAATAGACTATAATTTGGGAGTTGAGAGCAAAACAACTTTATTTGCTCCCAACCCTTGTATCACCAGCAGCGTCACCGCTGCATCCTGGCAGCTTAAGCGGTCTCAGCCGTCGCTATCAGGATATATCAAAAAGCCACTCAACAAACCACATGACAAAGGAGCAACTAAAGCTAGCGATGGCACTTATCGCATCCTTAGACGATGAGGCCAAAGCAAACGCAAAGGTCTATGGCAATTGGGCAGAGCACCTGTCTGATCAGATTGCAGACGACTTAACCGACTAACCCGCACCACCAACCAACCCCACCAACCACACAAGTTATGGCCATCCGCACAATCGAAGAGAGCACGCTCGACGCATGGCGCATCGGTGCCACGTTCTCCGCCTTTCTTCTTTGCCTAACCTTTGGCGCTGTTGTTTTCAACGTTGAAAACGAGCAAGCCATGCAACGTTGCCTACGCTCTAATGCAGAGAAAGCAGAGTGTTTGCTAACTGTTTACGGCAGATGAGCAGGAGGCCCGCGAGGGTCTTTTTTTTTGTGGTATTGTGCCACATAACCACACCAACCAACCGCACCAACAAACATGAGCTATCACCAATTCCGAGACCAGACCGGAGAACCCTACGGTTCTTTTGAGACTTTCTTTTACTACGATTCACTCGGCAAAGATCGCCCTTTTAGACTTGGCGATCGTGGCTGGTACTGGCATTCTTGCCAGCCAGGATGCTTGCCTGATGGTGACCTATCTGGTCCCTTTGACTCAGAGCAGGAAGCCATCATCGATGCGACAGACTTTATCTAACCGCACCAACAAACAACACCCACAGCACGACACCATGACGCTATCCGATGCAGCACGCGAGCTAGAACTCTACGCAGACAACACAGAAGTTTGGATCAAGCCAGTCCTTCAGAATCTAAGCAAGCACCACAAGCGCGGAAACTTTAGCCTTGATTTGGCTATCCACTCGATAGAGCGTTACTGTCTCACGCCAGCCGCTAAGCAGTACAACTTAGAGCACGGCAGCATGACGACACCATGGCACCACATCTTCCCTAAAGCTGTAAGGCTTGAAGCGGCTGAGGTGATGGCCAGGCGTTACTCAGCCGAATTTAAGCTGGGCAACTATTGGTGATCCGCACCAACAAACAACAGACCCCATCTAGGGGTTTTTTTATGCCTTGCAAAATCCAGCATGATCGCTTAGATTGTGCCACAAGGGATCAAACCCTAACCACACCAAACCAACGTTTATGGACAAACCACAGCGACAGTCTCACGTCTTCCATCTTTGCCAGTACACGGAAGCACACGGCCATCAAGTCGTGTATCAACTGATCACTTCCCAGATGGAAGCTGATGAACTGGCAGATGACTGGAATCAGCAATTAGCGGAACGCGGGATCCCTGGTTCCGTTTGCTCCTGGTACATCACCGGTCCACACCAAAACACATCAGGATTCAACTGATGAACAACACTGACGACTTCATGCTCCCTAGCGAACTGGAGCCAGCATGGCCGCCATCTGACGATGACATTGAAGCTATGGAGCTTGACGCCTACGACAGGCAGAAGCTTGACGACTTGATCGCTGAGGAGCTTTGGCTGGAAACCTTGCCATCCGTACCAACACCAGCAGAACTCAATCCAAACCTCAAATAACCAACCTGTCCAACTATTCCAACTTGTCTAACTTTCCAATGTCTAACCTACCTGTTTACACCAAACGACTGCCCCAAATCTGGATCGAAGATGATCAATACGTTATTGAATCATCGACGTTCAAATATGTTGTCAGCACAACAAACAAACAAAAGCGAAAAAGTTCCGAACCTTTGAAAGTTTTGTTCAGCCTATGCAGACGCATGAAAACTGATGCGATCGAATCAACCTACCAGGCTGTTTAATGTCAACCCAGCTGGAAGTCCAAGCCCGCCTCAGTTATACAAGAGCAATGCTCGAACGCGGTATCCGTACTGCTTCAGTCGCCACAATGGTCAGCGCCAAGTTTTGCGTCTCACGCTCCACCGCATACAACGACATCCAAGCCGCACAGGCTGAGATTGAGTTAAGTGACGATGGACCAAGCCTTGAAGAAGCTTCCGAACCAATCAACACAGACAGTGTCTTAGCGATGCTTCAGCACCGTCTAGAGGTGTCTGTAGCGACTGGTGACGATAAAGCGGTATGCAGCTTAATTAAAGCCATGAATCAAGCCAAACAATGGAATGGATATCGGACCCAGTCCGCTTCACCCTTCGCTTAACGCACCAATGAACATCAACACCAAAGCTGGTGGCTTCCTAATCGCAAGCTTAGGACGTTACACCAGCAAAACTGAGAAGATCATCTTCTTTAAAACCAGGGCTGGTTCCCTGGTTAGCAGCTACTACGTCAGCACCTTTAATTCGATTAAAGAAGGTGATGGCTTAATGCTGTCTAATTCTTGCGATCCTGATCAAGTTATTGATGCTGATCAAGTCGCTAAATGCAAAACTTTCATTCGTAACCATTCATGACGTACCACTACCAACCACAACAAGAATACGAATCAACCAAGCTTGAAAGGGTCTTAAAAGAGCTTCAGGCTATCGTTAAGCGTGACGGTAAACGTAACCTTATGGATCAACAACTTTCGCATTCAATGCAGGAGCTGCTTCAATATGAAGTAATTCCGCTCCTAGAAGCCGAACTTAATTACGACCCAACACCACAGTATTGATCAATGAACAAAGAACTAATCTCACGCCAACAAGCTGATCGCGCCCTAAACCAGTTGCTTTCTGTCATTGTTGGCAGAAGACAGGCATTAGCGTCTAATCACCTGGAAAACTATATTCCAGAACGTTTAGATCTTTGTATTAAATTAATTGGGCAGGAGATGGAGAATGATATAAAAGTGGGGAATCCTGAAGTCGTTGGAGCTGCTTTAGGTAGATCTCAACGCAAGCTTTCTAGTGTTCAATCTTTGAAAGTTTTGGCTGCTTTAATTAGTGAGGTTGAATGGTAATGACTAGCTTTTCTAGTTGGTCTAAAAGACCGGAAGAGATGAGAGCAGCCGCAAAGGCTAGGGCAATTGCTGCGCTCCACCATAAACACAGCAATGGCCTAACAACCCTTGAACGTGCTTACCTTCATGCCTTAAGAACTGGCCGCCTTGATGTTGATCTTGAAGATTAACAATATGGCCAACTAAGTTCTGGCTCTTCCTCCCATGAATGGCCATGAATGGGCCTTTCTATAATGTATGCAGTAAGTAGACGTTTCATCTCTATGAATGGGATTTCTACTTCTGCTGCTGCTTTAGCCACATTCTTCTTACCCCGGTAACAAAGGTCTAACGCTTCTTCAAGCTTCATCCCACCGCTCCAACAGCAACCATTGCCATATATCGGTCTAGACGCTCCTGCCACCTAACTTCACAACCACGCATCTCTAGTTCGCTAAGCATCCGCAGTTGAATGGCTCCATTGGACTTCCCAATGATTACCGCTCCACCAGCAACACGGATGCCAGCCCTCTCGTGTAAAGCAAGGCTGTAGGCACCTAGTTGGTCTTGATGGTCCTTTAACCAGGCTTCTGGCTTGTCTTCCTGCCTACTGCTGGTCTTAAAATCGCAGATCGTCAGCCCTAATTCTGTATCTAGTAAGGCATCTGCCGTTCCAGCAAAGCCTGATGAATGGCTCACGCTAAATTCTGAGGCATGAATGGCCGTTACCGCTCCACTTACCAACCAGTCGGATAAACCTCTGGCGTACTCACGGGCTGCCCACGATACTTTGGGCGCTCCTTTCTCTGACTTCTTAAGTGCCCAGGTGGTGATGGCTTTTGGAGGACGTGCCAAACCATCATCCCAAACCTTCCACGCTCCTTTCTTGTTGGCACTTTGACGGGCCAGCTTGGCTGCTGTCTTGAGCACATACTCGCAATGCTCATGGGCAACAGTACCCCGGTCACAGGCAAGATCACGCTCCAATGAACTGCCAGGTCTCTTGGACCATCGTGC